GTCAAAGGGCGTAAAGAAGGTGTTTGGATAAAATATCATAAAGATGGCAAAACAATTAGCTTAAAAGGTAATTACACAAATAATCGACCGGAAGGTGATTACAAAAGATATTTCCAAAATTGAAGATAAATTCTGCAAGGGAATTCTGAAAAATCACAAGAGGTGTCTAAAGCAGCCAAAGGAGAACGGCTACTGCGGCTTCCATCAAAAGCAGTGCCCACCACCTGTTCACCGTCCTGTCGAGCGCGTCAAGGCGCCATGGGAGACTTAGAGAATTAGGTCTTACAATAATTAATGGAAAAGTCTGAACTTTTGCTATCTAGTCTAGTCAAGTTTTTCGAACCTTCTGATAACAAGGAGAAGCTGTATGACATCATTAAGCATCGCAACGGCATCTCCCTTCGTAAGCTGGAATGGTTCGTCACCAACTACGCCAAGAACAAGCACATCACGTACACCGCTCCCAACGGTAAGATGTTTACGGTCCACGTGGCATACAAGTCGAGCCTTGACGGTTATTCCAAGAAGCTCTTCGACCCCTTTTGTCGTACGGCTCGCATAGAATTCCAAGGACTCGTGACTACTGTCGCCCAACTCAACTTCATCAAGTGGTGCATTATGAACGGCGTGATCGAGTACCTCATCAAAGAAAAGGGAGTCGAGCAAACCCATTCTGAAATTCCAGAATCGTGTATCCATAGTAAAACACATACAAGTTGTATCCCTGTATAACCTGCTGTGCATATGTGGGGTTGAAACTCAAAGAAAGAGTTGTCGTCTGTGAATTTAGTTTTGAAAAATTAAGGTAACCTCCTTGATTGTATTCTTTGGGAGTCAAACCGAAAGAATATGTGTAAATGTTTTTAGAAGGAATACTTAGACCGTGCTCCATGGGTTGTTTGAATGAGTAATAAAGAGACCCTTGAAAAGTACTCAAAATATCTACATTATTGAGTGTGATTTTCGCATTCTCAATAACGTCCACGTATCTCGTGAAGCCTGATGGGAAGGTCAACTGAATACCAGTTGAAATGTATTGAGTCGTGTAGCCATAAGAATAACGCTCCGAAGACTGGGCTCCAGTATCAACCTTTTCATAATCTCTCTTTCTAAAGAACCATGCGATAGTCTGGACGGGGAACGATGCTGTAAGCTGTAGTTGAGGCTGTACGCTTGTGAAGGCCAGCGTCGACTCTTTCTTCACTCGGTTCACGATGTACTTCAGGGGTGTGTTCTGATAATATAGCTTCTCTGAATTTTCAAGTAAAATTTCTTCAGTGATTAGGCTGGGTTTGATGAGGTCGGTCGTGTGTGGGGCAGGCACGTCACACCACCACGTGTTGGGTTGGAAGGTGAATCTAACGTATATTTTCTGGTTCCAAACTGCACACAACGGAAAGTAGGGCTTGCGAAGACGCTCACGCCCCTTGTTTCCTTGTGAATGTCTCCGGCAAAAGAAGAACTCGAGAGGGATGATGACGTCGAATTGTGTTTGTGAATTTACAGTGGCTCCACCAACCGCGGAGAACATACCGAGTTGCTCATCCGCATCCAAAAACACCTGATCTCGAATAATGTACCAATCATCATAAAGAGTTTCCACTACGGTCTCATTTATAAGGAAGTCGACTTGCTTTATAAGAGCCCTTCCTATTTGTTCAGTGTAACTGTAACCGGCGGGCAGCGCGGGCATGGTGCATTTCATATACATGTTCGACAAAAGATGCCCTAGCTCAGTTGGCAACAATTCTATCTGCACAGTTTGGCCTTGGTAAGAAGGCAGTGGAGGTGGTATGGGGATCAGCCGCTGATACATCACGAAGTTCGTGTGCTGTTTAAAACTGGCGTCCCATTGCGAATCTTGGAGTTTTTTAGTAATCAAAAATTCCTCTTGGGGGCCTGTTGCGAACAATGCCAATATAGAACCAGCGCTAAAACCGCGGTTCCGCACCTCTTCATATTTATTCTCAACGGGTGGCTGTTCAGGGAACCCAGTATCTAGGTCGCGGAGCTTCGTCACGTGTTTACCACCTTCGATGCGAGGGTTTATCTCCACCTTGATCCCTGAGGCGACGGTATCAAGTGTAAATGTACCTGGTGAAAAATTAGTGGAGAAGTCGGCCTCTTGTACCAACGCGGGAAAACCCTGCACGTAAACTTTTGAAAGGTTGTTTTCTGGAATGAAATTATTATCAAGGGGTCTGAGTTCGGCCATATTTTCAAACACGTCACTGATGATGTTCGTCACGGGATCTTGGACTTGGCCAACGAATAAATTTTCATTATAATTGAGAATTTTCAATTGACCATTGATTGTTGGGAGTCCATCCATGACCCACCCACCCGTCATACCAGTAGGTGGAGGAACCGTAAAGTAAAATTTGGGAACGTTATCAGAAACAATGTAATATCCGTAAATGGGAGTTTTCGTCTTTTTTATGATGTAGTCAAACTGCCCAGGTGGGAACAGGGTGGAGGCCGTCACGTACTGCACGCCCTGAATAAACTGGTCTGTATCCGACTGAAATGTGAATTTCCATGAATAAGACTCGGATGACAGTGACGTGATGGCCTCGGCGCCTCCACTCAGCGTTGCTCCTGTGAGGCGAATCTGCCCCTGAACACCTAGAAATCCCGTGCCACTCCACCCTTCACCAACTGGGATTTTAGGCACGTCGGTCGTCACGAAGAAGGTGGCCTCTTGCGGACCTGTCACTTTATAGAACCCATTTATTTCCAAAGGATAAAGAACTGTTCTTAGTGATTCCGCCAATGGATCATCGGATGTGGTGGTGGCTGCTGCTGGTGGGCTGCGCGTCTTGCGTGGTGTGAAACGAAACAAGTCTAAAATTGGAGGCTGAAGAATTCTCTCAAGTTGAACAATCTTCTTCAGCTCATTCATTTCACTACAAATCACGCAGATTATTCTTCCACAACTGCACCACAGTCGTGGTCTTCAGTGCATCGCGTTCCGCCGTCTTCGCACGGCACAGAGCCTGCAGTTTGGCAACCTCCTCCTTCGTGTACTGATAGGTCTTGATGTCGAGTAGCTTCGGCCACATGGCCTCGTCGTATTTCTCACGGCGGAGCTGGTGGTGAATCTGTTCAAGTGGGGTGTTGAACACCTGCAGCCGTGGAGTCACTGCCACGTCATGAATAAACCGCGACTTTTCGCTTAGCCAGTGGATCTCGGCGTCCATCTCCTTGAGCATATAGGCCTTGCGTTTCTTGTAGAGGCTAAGACGCATATCGATATAGTCCACAAGAATCTCTTCTGGAGATTCGTACTTTTTCACGGCACCGTTCGCCGCTATGAGGTGCATATTCGAAGTGTGAATGGTGCGAGACAGCCCCAAGTCCTTGACTGGGTCGGCTCCCGTGTACCCCCAGATGCGAAAGTCGGGTGTGGTCTCACTCGAGTGGTTCTCGAACTTCTGGATTGTTCCCTTGTCGAGCAAGACGTCGAGGTGCTCTTTGAAATCCTGAATCCACTTTCCAGGTGGCAACTCGGTCACGTGAAGCTGCGTCCCCTCCTTCACCGCCAGCCCTTCCAGAACCCATGTGTGATCCTTGGTTTTCTTCACTGTACCCTTGAAGCCCTTGAAATGCGGCACCATGGGCACCATCGCCACCTGTTCGAGTGCACATTGAATATTGTGCTTGATTATCTCCAAATCATACGGCGGAACATAGCAACTGTACCCAGTGCCGATCCCTTCCGCACCATTCACCAAAATCATGGGCACAACTGGTACGTAGCATTCGGGCTCCACCTTCTGTCCGTCATCCAATGCATATTTTAGAACTGAATTGTCTGATGGGTCGAAAATCTTGCGCGTCTGAGGAGTCAGCCGAGTGAAGATGTAACGGGCGCTCGCAGCATCTTTCCCACCAGCGAGTCGGGTACCGAATTGTCCATTCGGCTCGAGTAGATTCAAATTGTTCGCACCCACGAAATTTTGAGCCAAATTTACAATCGTCCCCTGCAGACTCGCCTCACCGTGATGGTACGCCGTCTGCTCCGCTACATAGCCACTGAGCTGCGCCACCTTCATATCGGTCGTGAGGTTCTTCTTGAGGCACGCGTAGATGACCTTGCGCTGTGATGGTTTGAGGCCGTCGGCCACGTGGGGAATGCTGCGCTTGATGTCTTCCGCACTAAAGTTCGCCATATCACGATTGACGAAATCGGTGACCGACAGTGCTTGGATGTGCCCATAAGCCACTCCCTCGGGTGGTGAGGCCATGTGAGCCGTCAGCCACCCCTTGCGATTATCGGCTTGGGCCTTTGAAAATGCCAGAGTCATGGAGGCGTCCATTTCAGAATCAGAATTGAACGCGACGGTGAGTTTTTCAATTTGCTTGAAATATTCTTTGGCTTCGGCGCTCGTGGAAGTGCCCAGACCCTTGTAGTACTTGACGCCATTCGCACCCACCGTCACACGACCTTCGGCCACTGCCGCTCGATACTCGTCCTCGGTGAAAAACCACACACGCCCAGCCTTGATGACGGGAGTCACCATTGATACTACGAAACCCAGTTCGATGAGTTTTGGCCAATACACGTGGAACATGTTCAGAACGAGACCCTTGATGTGGGAACCGTCGAGATCTGCATCGGTCATGATCATGAGGCGACCGTATCGCAATTCTCTTGTGGAATTGTAGATCTTGCCATGCTGCAACCCAAGGATTTTCTTGAGATTGGAAAATTCCTCATTCTCGGTCACTTGCTTTACCGTCGCATCCCTGACATTGCGAGGCTTGCCCCTGAGTGGAAACACGCCGAACGCATTGCGGCCCACGACGCCCAACCCAGCAATGGCAAGGGCTTTCGCCGAGTCTCCCTCTGTAATAATAAGCGTGCAATCGTGAGACCGATGCGTACCGGCCCAGTTGGCGTCATCGAGCTTCGGAATTCCAGAAATGCGCGTCTTTTTGGACCCATCTGTCTTCTTGAGCTCTTTGTCAACCTTTGCGAGGCCGAGGGCCAGCAGGTCCTCCAAGACGCCCGTCGCCAAGACGTCCTTGACGAATTTTGGTTTCAAGTCAATGGCGTCTGTAATTTTTGAAGTGCACTCGGCCTTTGTCTGGCTCGAGAAGGTGGGGTTGATCACTACGGCTCGTACAAACACAAAGAGGGCCGCCTTGATCTGTGCAGGTTTCACCGTCACGCGCTTGTCGCCGGCGATCGCGTCGCACAGCGCCTTCGTCACCTTGTCCACGTGCGCACCACCCTTGGTTGTAGAGATGCCGTTGACCCATGAGCACTGCTGAAACGCTCCAGAGGTCGAGTGAGCCACGATGATGTCGAAGTTGTCGGTGTGCATCTTGGCGAGTGGAGAAGTGCCGATGTGCATCTGGGCGTACTCCTCTAGGCTCGGGACCTTGAGCAATTCCTTATTTAAATATACCTGAGCCTTGGAGCACCACATGGCCGCATCCCACGCGCGTTTCTCAACGAGCTTGGCAAAGTCACTCGGACCCCCAAAGCGCTTCCAGTCTGGATAGAAGGTGATGGACACGTACGGACAGATCTTGTCTGTCGAGGTGACGATGTCGGGCGGCTCAACCTTGCTCATGTTGTCGGTCCAAGTTTGCATGTAGATCTTCTTACCATCACTAATTTTGATGTTAAATTTGGAGCTGAACACGTTGGCCAACTTGGCACCGTAACCGTTGCGGCCACCCGTCACGCGTTGCTCCTCGTCGTTGTAGTTGGAGCTGGTCAAAAGGTGCCCAAAGATGAGCTCGGGGATCCAGATGGGTTTTCCGTCGGCGCCCTTTTCACTCTCGTGTTTCTTGATTGGGATGGATACTCCATAGTTTCGAACGAAAACAAAGTCCTTGCCCGTCACGATTTCAATCTTGGAAACCTTCTTGGGGTGCATAGAATACTGATCGATGGCGTTGACCAGAACCTCGTCGAAGATTTTCACCAATCCAAGTGAAACAGAAAGCTCAGAAAGCTTGAAGTGGCTCCCATCTCGAATCCAGTACTGACCGGTTTCGGGAGGGAGAGACCCGACGTAAGTGTCGGGGCGTTTAAGAATGTGCTCAACATGTGAGAGACGTTCATACTGCATTTACTATATAAGTTGAGTTGTCTTTAGACCATAGGGGGGACCCTTTGGCCGTCTCATGACGCGAATTTTAAAAGTTGACGCAAGATGGCTAATTTTATTTGAGATTTTTCCTTACAACGGCTATTACAAGTAGGACCAATATTACTATCAAAAATATAGTGAACGTGTCGACTGGCTTGGATGGCTGACGTGTCCAAAACTCGAATGCATCGTCATAGGCTACGACTGGTTTTCCAAGGCGGCTGTTCACTACATTATGCACGTCAACTGACCACGCGAAAAGTTCCAGAGGATTTGCACCGTCTGGAAAAGGAAGGGCCTTTAGAACGTCATTGAAGTGCGCTCCACATGCTGGACATGGGAGGGCTGAAGGAAATGACGCTATAAAGTCCTTTATATCACCTCCACCTAGACATGCGAGGTGCAAGGCGCCCCAAAAGTATGGTCCAAATTGGGCGGGGCTCACCATATCTAGTATTTTTATATATTTTTTTATACGTCTGGAACCTCATCCTCTTCCTCGGGCTCGGATGCGGCGGCTGCCTTGGCATTCAGAGCCTCCTCAATAAGAGCCGCAGCGCGTTTTACTGGAACATCCTCCTCTTCGGACTCGGGAGCCACCTCGGGCTCGGGGGCCACCTCGGGCTCGGGAGCCACCTCGGGCTCGGGAGCCACCTCGGGCTCGGGAGCCACCTCGGGCTCGGGAGCCACCT